CTATAAAACTGATTGGAAATATCTAAATGATTTTGCCACTAGAGGCGGATTCTCAGATGTTGAAGGTGTTATTATACCAGCGGGTACATCAACTGTATATGATCAAGAATTAGGTCAAAATATTAAAAGACCATTCTTGCACATTAGATATAGAGCGTCTGAAACAGATGATAGAAAAATGAAAACTTGGATTACTGGTTCTGTAGGTGGAGCTTATACTTCTACTACTGACGAAATGCGAGTTTCTATGTTATCTGAAAGATGTTTGATTACTCAAGGAGCAAATAACTTCTTCTTGTTAAAATAACAATTATTAATGTAAAGAAGGGGTATCTTATGGTACCCCAGCTTTACTTATATCTTATTAAATTATATTATGAAAAATTGGGAAGTAAAAAACAGGACATACATTTTAAAAAATGGTTTGTCACCACTAACATATAAAATAAAAAGCAAAGGAATACTTTGGTTTGATGAAGAAAAAGGTGAGAACAGAGAAATACGATATACTTCAAATCAAAAAAGTTTATTTAGAGATGAACAAGATGATTATGCAAGATTATCACATATTATTTTTGAAAACGGTGTATTAAATGTACCCCGTACTCAACCTTTATTACAACAATTATTATCTGTATATCATCCACAAAAAGATCAATTATGGGAAGAGTTTGATCCTATAAGAGAAGCTGTAGATGATTTAGATGCCATAGAATACGAGTTAGAAGCAATGAAACTTGTACAAGAATTAGATGTTGAACATTTGGAAGCAATATTAAGAACTGAGGTTGGTACGGAAGTAACTAGCATGTCCTCTAAAGAAATAAAAAGAGACTGCTATTTATTTGCTAAAAATCAACCAAAATTATTTTTAGATGTTGCAAGAGATGAAGACATTAAACTTCGTAATTTGGCTAACAGGTGCGTTGAGTCGAATATAATGAAACTATCCGACAATAATACTGTATTTAAATGGGCTAAAAATGGTAAAAAAATAATGACTGTTCCTTTCGACGAACATCCTTATGCTGCGCTCGCTAGATTCTTTAAAACAGATGATGGCGTAGACGTTATGAAAGCTGTTATGAAAAAACTTTCATAAAATAATAGGTTATGATTATTGGTTTAGTCATAACCATCTAAACAAATAATAAAAAATAATGGTAAGTATAGATAGTGTTTATAAAACAGTTTTAAATATCCTTAATAAAGAAAATAGAGGTTATATAGTGCCAAGAGAATTTAATACTCTAGCTCTACAAGCTCAAAGTGAAATTTTTGAAGGGTATTTTTCTTCAAGAAATTACGCTGTAACTAATGATTCTGATTATTCTGACATTAAGAAAAATATTGAAGAAAAAATTGCTGAATTTGAAAACGAGGAAACAATTTCACCGGCTGGAAACTTCACTAGTGC